TCCCTCCGCCATCCTGTTCGACGAGCTGCACGCGCAGAAGCACCGCGACGTGTGGGACGTAATGGAATCGGCTCTCGGCGCCCGGGCTCAGCCGCTGCTGTCGGCGATCACAACGGCCGGCTTCATCCTCGACGGCATTTGCACCGAGCAGCGTGCATACCTGATCTCGATCCTTGAGGGCAAGCGGGTAGACGACGGCTTCTTCGGCTACGTCTACACGCTGGACGCCGACGACGATCCGTTCGACGAGCGGAACTGGATCAAGGCCAACCCGGGCTTGGGCCGGTCGAAGACGCTCGAATACTTGCGCAGCCAGGCGCGCAAGGCCGCGGCGATGCCGGGCGCGAAGGTCAACTTCCTGACGAAAGACCTGAACATCTGGTGCAACAGCGCCGATGGTTGGTTCGACATGAACGTGTGGGACAAGGGCAAGAGGAAGTTCGACCCAAGCATCCTACGCGGCCGGCGCTGTTACGGCGGCCTTGACTTGGCCTCGACGCGCGACCTGACCTCCTATTCGCTGGTGTTCCCGCCGGAAGATGAGGGCGGCGACTGGTACGTGCTGGTGTGGTTCTGGTGCCCGGAGGACAAGATCGCCGAGCAATCGGCTGACGATGCCGCGCCCTATGAGGCCTGGCGCAGTGCCGGCTGGCTGACAGCAACCGAGGGTAACGTCACGGACTACGCGCCGGTGAAGGCGCGGATCCTCGAATCGCTGCAGGAATACGACGTCGCCGAGATCGGCTTCGATCGATGGAACGCGCAGCAGCTGGCAAACGAGCTGCTCGACCAGGGCGTGCCGCTGGTGGAGGTGCCGCAGAATACCGCCGGCATGTACCCAGGCAGCAAGGCTCTGGAGGTGCTGGTGTACGGCAAGGCCTTCCAGCACGGCGGCAACCCGGTGTTGCGCTACTGCGCCGGCAACGTCGCGCTGCTGTTCGATTCGAACGGCAACTTCCGGCCGGACAAAAAGAAGTCGAACGCGAATGGGCGGATCGACGGCATCGTTGCGACGGTGATGGCACTGTCGCGCGCAATGTCCACGGACGAGGCGCAGGGCAGCCTGGACGATTTCCTCAGTGGAGTGCTCAGTACATGAAATTTTTCTCATCCATGCGTTCCTGGCTTGGGGGTGGCGGTGCGATCGCAGAGAGCCCGGGTACGCAGAATAGCCTGCCCGGGCATTCGCTTAACAGTGACACGCAGAGTGTCGGCGTCGACGGTGCGCTGCAGATTAGCACCGTATGGGCGTGCGTCGAGCGGCGTGCTGGTGCCGTGGCCAGCATGCCGTGCTTCGTCTACAACCGGCAGAGCAACGGCGAGAAGATACTGGCGCGGACGGATCGCTTGTATCAGTTGCTGCACGACCAGCCGAACAACCGCATGACGCCCTTTGAATTCTGGCGTGCGCTGATGCTGAACTATGACTTGCGCGGCAACGGCTATGCAAGGATTGACCGCGATGAAAAGGGGGATGCGCTTGCGTTGTGGCCGATGCCTACCGACCAGGTCGAGCAGAAAATCCTCGACGACGGCGCGGTCGTCTACGTCTACCGTTTTGGAAATAACGTCGCCGTCCTGGCCGCGGCGAACGTCCTGCATTTGAAGAACCTGGGCAATGGCACGATTGGCCTATCGAAACTGGAGTTTATGCGGGCGACCCTGGACGAGCAGGCGAAGGCGCAGAAGGATGCAAGCAAGATGTTCGGTGCCGCCGGCAAGCCGGCCGGCGTGCTGACGATCGACAAGGTGCTGAACGACAAGCAACGCGAGAACGCGAAGCGCAGCTTTGCAGATATGACCGTCTCGCCGGAAAGCCGTATCCACCTGCTTGAGGCAGATATGAAATTTCAGCAGCTGACGATGTCGCCGGCGGAGCAGCAGCTGCTGGAGACGCGGCACTACGGTGTAGAAGAAATTTGCCGATGGTTCGACGTGCCGCCGGTGCTGGTGCATCACGCGAACGTCACCAGCTGGGGCAGCGGCATCGCTGAGATCCGGGAGGGGTGGTGCATCTTCTCGATCGGCCCACTCGTGGAAAACATTCAACAGGCCGTGCGGCGCTGCGTGCTGTCGTCGCGCCAGCGCGCATCGATGACAGTCGAGTTCTCGCTGGATGCGCTGCTTCGTGCATCGCCACAAACCCGGGCCGACATCAACGCGAAGGCGGTGCAGAACGGCTGGCTGACCCGAGCTGAAGTTCGCCAGCTCGAAGGCCTACCTCCGCGGGCTGAGGCGGACGTGCTCACCGCGCAATCCAACCTGGTGCCGCTGCATATGCTCGGCAGGGTCAAGCCGGCCGCCGGCGGCGACGGTTCCAACATCGCACAGTAAGGAAATCATGCAACGCATTCTCAAGACACTGAAACTGGTAGATGTCTCGCTGAAGTTCGATGGCGAGACAGGCAAGTTCTCCGGCTACGCCTCCGTGTTCGGCGGCGTCGATTCGTATGGTGACACGATCATCAAGGGCGCCTTCGAGAGCACGCTGCGCAACGGCAAGCCGAAGATGTTCTACAACCACAAGTGGGACAGCCTGCCGATCGGCAAATGGACGAAAGCGAAGGAAGACGACAAGGGCCTGTTCGTGGAGGGGGAGCTGACCCCGGGTCTTTCGCTGTCGATGGACGTGCGTGCGGCAATGCTGCACGAAACGCTCGATGGCTTGTCGATCGGCGGCTGGGTGAAAAAGGGCGACTACGAGGATGTCGAGCAGGGCCGCATTATCCGCAAATGGAGCAACCTGGTCGAGATCTCGCCGGTAGTGTTCCCGGCGGATAGCGCAGCGCGCATCGATCTTTCCAGCGTCAAAAGCATGGGTATCGACATCGAGGCGATGCTGCCGGAATGCGAAACCGAACGGGATCTTGAACGGCTGCTGCGGGACGCAGGGCTGGGCAAAAAGGAGAGCATGGCACTGCTCTCCAAGGCGAAGGCGATCTTCAGCGAGCGGGATGCTCCGGTGATCGGCGATGCCAAAACAGCGGCCGCGATTTACGAGCGCCTGCAGCGGCTCGCGCAGTAAGCAGCAAACACCCCATCAATGGCCGCCGCGAGGCGGCTTTTTCTTTTCCGGAAAGGCATCAAATGAAACGACTCTTCAACATCCCGGCGCGTGGCTGGGCTCTCCTCGCGCTGGCCCTGGTCGCCGGCATCGCTCAGGCCTTTGGCATCGAGATCCATCCGGAGGCCGCGGCAGGCCTGACCGGTGCCGTGCTGCTTGCCGGCGAGATCGATGGCACGCAAATCATGAAGGCGCTGGACGGCGTCGAGAAAAACATCCAGACGATGTCCGAAAAGGCGACAGCGGAAATTGCCGCCTTGGGCAAGGTGTCGGCTGATACCAAAACAGCGATCGACAATTTGGGCACCGAGCAGCGTGTGCTGGCCGACCGGCTGCTGCAGGTGGAGCAGAAGGGTTCGCAGCAAGCAGATGCACCGCCGGCCGACGAAAGCTTCGGTGCGCTGTTCGTCAAGAGCTCGCAGTTCGAAAACTTCGTCAAGCAGGACGGCCGTGTCAAGACCCGCGTGGAAGTCAAGAACACAATCACCAACGTGATCGCGGGCACGTTCAGCGATCGTCGCCCGGCGATCATCGAAGGCGCCTTCCGCGTGTTCACGCTGGAAGACCTGATGACGAAGCTGTCGACGCAGGCCAACGCGATCGACTGGGTGCGTGAAAGTGTCTTCACCAACGCTGCAGCCGAAACCGCAGAAGGTGGCGCAAAGCCGCAAAGTGCGATTACGTTCGTGCCCGGCACGATGCCGGTCTCGACAATCGCGCACTGGATCAAGATCTCGCGCCAGCTGGCGATGGATAACGCGGCCATGGTCGCGTACATCAACCGCCGCATGGTCTACGGTGTGAATTTGCGCGCCGAGAATCAGATCATCGCCGGCGACGGTGTCGGCCAGAACATCAGCGGCCTGACGAAGGCCGGCAACTTCACCGCGCATGGCTACACGAAGGCCTCGATCGAGGCGCTGGGCCTGGTCAACAACCGTTTCGACGTCATCG